TTAAGGAGGGAAAATGCCCGGTCCAACTCTGCGCGAGATCGCCGATCAGATGTACACGACCCTGGCCGCGCGCGCGGACGGCGCCTGCCACTATCCGTGCAGCCACGGCCTCAACATCATCCTGCAGCGCGTCGGCGACGCTTGGCTGCTCAAGCTCGGACGGCGGAAATGCTACCCCTCCGATCTGGAGATCACGCTCTGCAAACGCGCCTATCGTCTCGCCGACGATCACGCGGCGGCCAGAATCGATCCCACTGCCGACGGCTGGCACGTCGTCGGCATCCGCTGGCAGGGCGGCATCCCACAACCCAAGGGGCCATCATGACCGACCAACACCGTCATCACCTGGAGATCGCCGGCTACAACGAGCTGCTCGCCGAGCACTGCGAGCTGGTGGATCGCGTCGCAACATTGGAGCAACGTTTCGCGACATCAGAGCGTCCCGCGTCGCCACAGTTTGGTTTGTGGATCGAGGCAGCACAGCAATTGCCTCCCGACGATCGGCAGGTGCTGACGTTTACAAACGGCTACTGTAGCCTGTACGACAATGCGGGTCGCTCAGGAGGACCCTGGGGCATTGCCATTGGGTGGTATGACCATGAGCGCGCTGCATGGTATCTAGCAGGGCAGAGGCCAGTGACGCACTGGCAGCCCCTCCCGGAGCCACCAACCGCTGCGGCTCGCCTGAGTAAATCTGACTGGGAATTGTTAGCGGCGGTAGATCGGCAGCCCGTCGATGGGCACTGAAACCCTGCGCGCCCACTGCGGCGCATGTGCCGGGTTGATGCTCCTGCACGTTAAGCGGGATGCGGAGACGGGCATCGAGTTTGCGTACTGGTATGGCTGCCTGGACTGCGGCACCATGACGGTGCAGCGCTCCACGGCTGCCGCATCGGCCGAGGATGTCGTGTGGGTGCCGGCGAAACAGCGGAAGTCAGAACGCAAAACGCAGAAGGCAGAAGTATAGCTGCGCCCTGCCTTCCAACGGGCCAGCTAAGATATGATTAGCGCGCCTGAAGGAGCATTTATGGACGATGAAATTGTTCGCTACGGAGCACAAGCGCCGGTTGTCACACTGGTTACGGCGCTGGCGGAGGCGGTCGATCTGTCTGAGACCGAGTATCGCCGCATCTATGATGAGCTGCGGCACGGCCGATCACTGCGGGCGTTTGCGACAGCGATCGGCACCAGCGTGAGCTTCGCCTGGTGGGGCAAGTACGAAGGAGGCGCGGCCTCGCTCGATCGGGCGCGCAAGAACGAACTGCGGCGGCAGAAGGGGCTGCCGGATCTGCCGTTGAGCGTGCAGGAGGCGACCGCCGTCGTGCACCCGGATGCGGCAGTGTACCGGGTGTCAGGGAGCTGCGGGCAGGGGGCGGACGGGCAGGTCAATCGGGTGATCCTGGTGGAAGCCGGGGTGGGCGACCTCGACATGCGGCTGAATGGTAGCCTGCATGTCGAGGTCGCGCAGGGCGGTCATGTAACGGCCATTACACCGGCAAAGCGCCCGGATGCGCGCGGAAGCGTACATCTTTCCCGTGAAACGTTTGCTGAGGCGAATGCGGCGCGCCTGGCGGCCGGGTTGAGTTGGGACGAGCTGGTGCGGCTGGTGCTGGAAAGGCTGCGCGATGCCGCAGCTTGATCCACCAGATACGGCAACCGAACGGGCCGCCCTGGTGACGTGGTGGCTGGCCGGCGGCCTGATGCTGTCAACGGCGGACGCCGGCCTGCTGCTCGGGCTGACGCACGATAGCGCATACCGGCTGCTGTGCCGCCTGAGCCGGGTGCTGCCGATCTATCAGGACGGCAACGGCTACTGGATGGTGCTGCGCAGCAACGGAGACGGACGGTAACGCGGTCAGACCGTGATATGGTAGGTTCGTGACCCGACGAATAGCTTTGGTGATGGCCCGTGGTGCTGGCTGTGCGTTGGTCGGCGGCACGGGCCTTTGTGTTTGACAGGGGGAGACGTGGAGCGGATCTGCAAAACGTGTGGCCGGACGTATCGGGGGCTGGTGTGCCAGGCGTGCCATCCCAGACGAAAGACCAAAGACGCAGGACCGAGGGCGGCGACGCCCGCTAATGCTTTCTTAGCGCCCGTGTCGATGGGGGCGGGCGCTTCGCATAACCAGCACGCTACGAGCAATGACGGCGCCGCGAGCGGCGCGCCCCAAGACAAGACAGCTTTCGTGCAGGATTAATGCAGGTGATCGGAGCCTACGAACTGCCCCATGCCTGCGAGACGGCTGAGGTGACGGCCTTGCTGAGCAAGCTATCGCCTCGCCGGCGACGCGTATTGCGCGCCTACGTGCACCAGGTGGAGTTCGGCGAGCAGGGCGTGAGCGACTGGCTGCGCAGCGAAAAGTGCCCGGTCCACGAACGGGCCTGGTACGGCAAGAACTATCGGGGCGATCCGGCGTTCATGGCTGCGTTGGCGGGCTATCGGGATGCGCTTCAGCAGTGGTATCTGCGCTCCGAGGCGCGCCAGGTCGAGCAGGCACAACGTCTGCTGCGCCTGGCGGCGCAACGTTCGGCGCAACGGCTGATCGAGCATGCCGACGGCAACATCGGGCAGTTCTTCACGCTCCAGGAGTATTGGACGGATGACCCACTGCCGACGGCTGAGATTCTGGAAGAAGAGTATCGGCTTGATGAGGCGTTAGGCATCAAGCGCAAGATGTACCGGGTGCGCCGCACCGCCTTCGATGCGGCGGCGCTGGCCGACCCCAAGCGCGCACGGCTGATCAAGAAGTTCACCGACTCGCCACGTTCGGGCCTGAGCATCGAGCTGTACGACGCGCAGCGGGCCACTGAGAGCATCCTGGACCGGGCGGATCCGGAGACGGCGAGCAAGGACCAGCCGCCCGCCGCGTCGGTGCTGATCTATCTTCCGGAGAATGGCCGTGACGACGATCAAGCCGCAGCCGGGGCCGCAGGAACGCTTCCTGGCAACGCCGGCTGACATTGCGATCTTCGGCGGGGCGGCCGGGGGCGGGAAGTCCTACGGGCTGCTGCTGGAGGCTTTGCGGCACATCGGCAACCCGAACTTCGGAGCGGTGATCCTCCGGCGCACCTTTCCGCAGATCCGCAACGAGGGTGGGTTGTGGGATACGGCGAGCGAGCTCTACAGCCAGGTGGGCGGCAAGCCGAAAGAGACGACGTTGGAGTGGAGCTTTCCGAGCGGAGCCAGCGTGCGTTTCGCCCATCTGAATTACGAGGCGGACAAATACGACTGGCAGGGCAGCCAGGTGCCGTTCTTCGGCTGGGACGAGCTGACACACTTCACCGAGGGCCAGTTCTTTTACATGCTCAGCCGCAACCGCTCGCTGTGCGGTGTGCGGCCCTACATCCGGGCGACGACCAACCCGGACGCCGATTCGTGGGTGGCGGAGCTATTGGCCTGGTGGATCGACCAGGAGAGCGGTTTCCCAATCCAGACACGCTCAGGCGCGCTGCGCTGGTTCGTGCGGGTGAACGACGATCTGGTGTGGGCGGACACGGCGGCTGAGTTACAGGCCAGGTATCCGCTGATCCCGCCCAAGAGTCTGACCTTCATCCCGGCCCGGCTGCAGGACAATGCGATTCTGATGCGCGAGGATCCGGGTTACCTGGCCAACCTGCTGGCGCTGACGCCCTTGGAACGGGGCCGGTTGCTCGATGGCAACTGGAAGATTCGGGCCACGGCGGGCAAGGTCTTCAACCGGGGCTGGTTCGAGATCGTCGAGGCGGCGCCGGCCGGCGGGCTGACGTGTCGCTTCTGGGATTTTGCGAGCACCGAGAAGGCGCTGGCGAAGGACGATCCCGATTTCACCGCCGGGGTGCTGATGCGCCTGGTGGACGGCGTGACCTACGTCCTCGATTGCTTCGCCGAGCAACTCGGGCCGGTGGCAGCGGAGACCACGATGCGCAATCTGAGCCGGCAGGATGCAGCAGATGCAGGACGGGTAAGAAGCCGTTACATGTCCAGGTGGGAGTTGGAGCCCGGCGCGGCGGCGATCCGCTACAATCGCCAACTCGTGGCGCAGCTCGCCGGTATCGATGCCGCGGGCCGGCACTCGCAGGGTGACAAGATCACGCGCGCCAAACCGCTCGCAGCGCAGGCCCAGGCGGGCAATGTCAAGCTGGTGCGCGGCGCGTGGAACGAAGCCTGGCTGCGGCACATGCACGGCCAGCCCGATCTGGCGCACGACGATATTATGGACGCCAGCGCCGGGGCCTATAACGCGTTGGCAGCGGGCGCGACACCTCAGAAGGCGCGCAGTTATGATGGAGGCGCAAATTGATGACCGATCTCGAACGAGCCTATGCGGCCCTGGCTGGCAAGCAGGCTACCTACGATCAACTGTGGAACTACTACGATGGGACGCAACCGCTGATCTACAGCGCCACACGGCTGCGCGAGATCTTCCGCAACATCAACGCCCACTTTGCGGAGAACTGGTGCGCCGTAGTGGTCGATGCCATGCTCGACCGCATCCACCTGGATGGGTTCACTGTAACGGGCGATACAAGGGCGACGATGGCGCTGAGCAGCCTGTACGAGAGCACGGAGCTGCACCTGGACTCCTTCGATGCGCACCTGGCCGCGTTGGTCACGGGCGAGGCGTTCGTGATCGCGTGGAAAGAGGCGGAACAGGTTACGGCCTATTACAACGATCCGATGCTGTGTCACGCGTTCTACGATGCCGACAATCCCCGCCTGCTGAAGTGGGCCGCCAAATGGTGGGTCGGCGACGATGAGCGGCGCTATCTGACGCTCTACTACCCGGATCGGCTGGAGTATTACGTGAGCCGGGGCAAGGCCAGCGACACCAGCGCGGCCAGCGCGTTCGTGGCGGCCGATCCGCCCACGGCGCCGAACCCGTTCACGGTGTTGCCGGTGTTTCACCTGCGCCGCGAGCGGCGCGCGGTGCGCAGCGAGCTGACCAACGTCATCGAGCCACAGAACGCCATCAACAAGCTGTTCGCCGACATGATGATCGCCGCCGAATTCGGCGCCATGAGACAGCGTTGGATCATCTCACAGGCCGATCCCGGCGATCAGCAGAATGCGCCCAACGTCAACTGGTGGATCCCGGCCGGGGACGGCGTAGGCCAGGCGAGCCAGGTCGGCCAGTTCGAGCAGACCGATCTGGACAATTACCTGAAAGCAATGGAGCAGCTCGCCAACACCATCGCCGTGGTCTCCCGGACGCCCAAGCACTATTTCGCCCAGCAGGGCGGTGACCCCAGCGGTGAAGCGCTGATCACGATGGAGGCGCCGCTGATCAAGAAGTGCGAACGCTTCGTCGAGGTGATCACGCCGACCTGGACCGCCATCGGCGCCTTCCTGATGCAACTCGCGGGGCAGCCGATCGAGCGCTTCGCCATCGTGCCACAGTTCGCCGACGTGCGCACAGTGCAACCGCTGACGCAGTCGCGGATTCGCCAGGCGGATGTGGCGACAGGCATCCCGCTGGTGACCGAGCTGCGCCGGGAAGGGTGGAGTGAAGCGGATCTGGCGCAACTCGCCAAGGATCGGGAGAATGAGCAGACCACGCAAGCGGATCTGGGCGGGGCGCTGCTGGCCGCCTTCGATCGCAATGCGCCGGTGACGGTGGGTGCGGGCGCGCAACTCAAACAGGGCGGCTAAGAAGGGCTTACGGGGCGTGAACGGCTGGGATAGCATCGCAACGGATCCGGGCGGCGGCTGCATCGGCCAGGGGCTGACCAATTCGGGCGGCAAAGGCGGGATGCGCCGGCGCACGGCAGCGAGCTGGGCAGATGATGTGGTCGCTCCGGCGACATGGCCTGATGGCACGCCGGTGTATGTCTGGAGCATCGTGAGTTCAGCCCCGTGGCCCGGAGAGTGGCTGCTGTTGACGCCGGCCACACCGAGCGGGTGGCAACCGGGTGCTCCGGTTGAACCAGCATATTGGACGCACAGCGTCGGAGTGATCAAGCCATGACATGCGAAACACGGAAGGCCGAGAGGAACGAGCCAGAGCACATCTGGGAGCGTGATCAGTTGAGCGGGCCAACCTGGCTGAGGCGCGGCCTGCATTGGGCCACGCATCCCCGGGTAACGAGCGATATGCGTGATTTGTGCACGGTGTTGTTGCTGGGTATAGGTCTGATTCGGACTATCGACGGCAATTTGTTCAAGACGCCGCAGACCGATTATGCGCCGGCGCAACTGTGGGGTGTGCTTGAGATCATCATCGGCTTGCTCATCCTCGGCACGCGGAGCTGCAAGTGGCGCGCAGAGCGCCGGGGCCAACTGGCAGCGAGTGTCGCCTGCGGTTTTTGTTTGGCCTTGTCCGTCGCAGTATTCCCCTCCTCTGCTATGGCCGCCTTCGTCCATCTCAGCATTGCATATGTCATGGCGTTAGAGGCGCAGGTGAATGAATGCAAATGATCTTATTCTTTGGCTGGTTGTGGCGGCAGTGGCGTTTTTGGTCGGGCAGAGCCGCATCGCACGCCTACCCCAACCGCTTCTTGATCCGATCTCGCAGGACACCTTCGACCAGTGGCGACGCAATGATGGCAGCCTGGTGCGGGTCTACCGGCGTGGTATACACGACCGCCTGGTGCGCCATTACAACATGGAGGAGCTCAGAGGGCTGGCCTTCGACGTGGGCCTCGACCATGAGTGCATCAAGGGCGACACGCTGGACGAGTACGCGCGGGAATTATTGGCCTTTTGTGAACGACGCGGGTTCCTGGCCAATCTCCTGGATACTGTGAGATGAGCCTGTACGACGTGGCCGAGGCCCAGCGCGCGGCATTGTTGCGCGGCGAGCGCCAGGCCGCCTCGGAGCTGGTGCACGCCTACGGCGGGATCTGGCAGCGGATGCAGGCGCTGCTGGACGAGCTGCTGCGGCAGAAGGCCGATGCGGACGCGCGCGGCCAGGCCGTCGATGAGAACTGGCTGTTCCGCTACAACCGCTTGGAGACGTTGCAGCGCCAGGCGGAGGCGGAGCTGCGCGTGTTCATCGAGTTCGCCGATCCGCTGATCACCCGGCAGCAGTGGCAGGCGACCAGCGCGGCGCTGGACGACACCGAGGCGTTGACGCGGGAGGCGCTGGCCGGCCAAAAGGCGTCCATGTCTGTGATCTGGAATCGTCTGCCACGGGAGGCGCTCGCCGATCTGATCGGCTTCACGGCCAACGGCTCGCCGTTGCGGGCGCTGCTCGACGAGCTGGGACCGGTCGCCAGCACGGCGGTGCGCGACACGCTGCTGCAGGGCGTGGCGCTGGGCTGGAATCCGAAGAAGATCGCCCGGGAGATGCGCCAGGCGCTGGGCGGCAACCTGGTGCGCGCGCTGCGCATCAGCCGCACTGAGACGCTGCGGGCTTACCGAGAGGCGACGTTCCGCAGTTATGCCGCGAATAGCGATGTAATTGACGGCTGGATCTGGCTGAGTGCGGCGACGCCGCGCACGTGTGCGGCCTGTTGGGCGCTGCATGGCACGCTGCACAAGTTGAGCGAGCGCCAGGTAGATCATCCGAACGGCCGCTGCACGCAGATTCCGCATATGCGCTTCGACGAGCAGCCCGTGACCGTGACGCCCGGCGCCGAGCAATTCGCAAAGCTGGACCCGGACACGCAGGATGCGATCTTGGGCAAGGCTGCCGGCGAGGCGTACCGCGATGGGCGGGTGGCGCTGAGCGATTTTGTGGGGCGCAAGCAGGATCCCGTTTGGGGGCCGGGCCTGTACGTGCGCAGCCTGAAAGATATCCTGGGCGCCGATTGATTGCGCGCGCAATCGTGCTCTGCCACGGTGGAGCCTGTACGACCGCTAATTGTTTGTTAGCCGTCTGAAAGTGAGGGGCTATGGCACAACGCATTGGCACGTGGATTCTGGGCACGGGCGGCCTGAATCTCAAGCTCATCAGGCACGAAGAGCGCCCGGACAAGGAGCAATGGAAGGACGGCCCATTCTATCGCATCAAGGACGTGTTCTCGGTGATCGAGGGTTCGTGGGAGTTGGAGCCTGGCCGGAAGTACAGCATTGACGAGTGGGCCAGGAGCGAATACTGGCAGGGCGCCAGGTGGTCTTCGACCGGCGCCCACAACTTTCACGTCATGGTGCTGGACAAGGCTGGCAATCCCATGATGGGTAATGGCATCCTCTTCCGGCAGAACGATTGGTCATGGCAGCCGGAGAACGTCCATCAGGCGTCGCTCAAGGGCGATGCCGACGTGTATTTGTTCAACTCCTACGCGCCCCAGCGCGGGGAACATGGCTCCTGGATCGGCACGACCTTGGGCAAGGCCGATGCACTGGCTGGTGTGGACATGCCGCTCAACGAGCATGTCACGGTCTTCTGTGTGCTACAGGAAAGCGAGGAGACGCCGGCGCCCGACCCCGCCCCGGATCCCACCGGCGACCTGGCGGAGCTGATCGCCCTGCAGAAGGCAGCAAACGCATACCTGGCGAAGATCGCCGGGCATTTTAGCTGACGCAGGGGGCCTATCGGACGCGAACGCCGCCAGGCCGTGATATGGTAGGTGCATATTCCACAGATTACAGGAGATGGCGAGATGCCAGATAATCAGCCGATCGGCGGGACGCCGGTCACACCTCCGGCGGGCGAGACGCCGCCGGCAGGGACGCTCATCGCGTTCGAGGAATGGCTGAAGGGCCAGGACGAGAGCATCCGCACGGCCTACGAAAGCCACACCAGGGGGCTGAAGTCGGCGCTCGACAGCGAGCGCACCCAGCGCAACGATCTGGCCCGCCAACTCAAAGAGGCCAGCAAGGGCATCGAAAAGGGCAGCGATCTGGAGCGATCGCTCGCCGACCTTAGCGGCAAACTAGAGCTCGCCGAGCGGCGGGCCACCTTCGCCGAGCAAGCCACGCGGCCGGAGATCGGCTGCGTGAATGTGAAGGCCGCGTGGGCGCTGGCCAGCACCGATGGCCTGTTCGACAGCCGGGGCAATCCGAATTGGGATGCCATCAAGAGCGCGGCGCCGGAGTTGTTCGGGGCGCCGCCGGTGCGCGGCAATGCCGGGGTGGGGACGGGGGTCAAACCTCCGCCGGCGCAAGGTATGAATCAGTTCATCCGGCAGGCAGCCGGAAGGTAGGAGCTACCGATGCCATTCAACAACATGATTTCCCGCAGCGATGCAGCGGCGCTCATTCCGCAAGAAGTGAGCAGCGAGATCCTCAGGACGGTGCCGCAGTCGAGCGCAGTGATGCGTTTCGCCCGGCAACTGCCGAACATGAGCACCAATCAGCGGCGTATGCCGGTGATGAGCGCGCTGGCGACGGCCTATTTCATCTCCGGCGACAACTCGCTCAAGCAGACCTCTGAGGTCGACTGGGCGAGCAAGTATATCGACGCTGAGGAGCTCGCCGTCATCGTCCCGATCCCCGAAGCGGTGCTCGATGACGCCAACTTCGACATTTGGGGCGAAGTCAAGCCGGCGCTGGTCGAGGCGTTCGGGGTGGCCATCGATCAGGCGGTGCTCTACGGCACCAACATCCCGGCCTCGTGGACCACCAACCTGGGCGCGGCCGGTCTGGTGGCTGTGGCCAACGCCGCCAGCCACGTCATCTCGGCGGCGGCCTACACCGATCTGTACGAGGCGCTGCTGGGCGAAACAGGGGCCGGTGTGGCGGGCAGCCTGATGCTGATTGAGGCGGACGGCTTCATGGCCACCGGGCACATCGCCCACGTCTCGATGCGCGGCAAGTTGCGCAACGTGCGCGACACGACCGGTGGGCCGATCTTCAAAGCCAGCGTCCAGGATCCGACGCGCTACGAGTTGGACGGTGCGGCCGTGGACTTCCCGCTCAACGGCTCCATCGTCGCGGGCTCGGGCCTGCTGATCTCCGGGCAGTGGAATCAGCTTGTCTACGCCATGCGGCAGGACATCACCTACAAGGTGTTGACCGAGGCCGTGATCCAGGACGGCGCCGGCAACATCATCTTTAACCTGGCGCAGCAGGACATGGTGGCGCTGCGCGCGGTGATGCGCCTGGGCTTCGCGCTGCCCAACCCGATCAACCGCATGAACCAGACCGCAGCCACCCGCTGCGCGTTCTCGGTGCTGACGGCCTAGCGGCGACAGGGCCGATAAGAAAGACTTACCGAGACTGAGGAGGGTAAGATGGGGCTGTTTCCGCAAGCTGCAAGCGAGTATCTGGCGCTCATCGGCATCCCGAGGGGGCCATACTCGAATGTGTATATCGTCGATCCGGCCAATGGATCGGACTCCAACCCCGGCACCACGTTCCAGGCGCCGCTGCTGACGTTGGCCGCAGCGTATGCGAAGTGCACGACGAACCAGAACGACGTGGTGCTGCTGGTCGGCGGGCCGACCGCGCTCAATCCGGCGGCGGCCATCGCCTGGGCGAAGGACTACACCCACCTGATCGGCCTGAGCGCCGATCTGCCGGGTGTGGGGCAACGCTGCCGGGTGGTGGGCACGGCGGCGCTCGATCTGTCGTATCTGATCGACTTTCAGGGCGACGGCTGCATCGTGCGCAACGTGCAGTTCTTCCAGGGTAACGACGCCGCGGCCGACAGCGGCGCGGTCATCGTTTCCGGTGATCGCAACCTCTTCGAGAATTGCTTCTTCGCCGGCATGGGGCACGCCACAGCGGCCGCCCGGGCAGGTAGCTGGAGCCTGAAGCTAACCGGCGCCGAGAATGCCTTCAAGCGCTGCTCGATCGGGTTGGCGTCCATGGCGCGCACCGCGGCCAATACCGAGCTGTGGATGACCGGCGAGTGCAACCGCAACAAGTTCATCGACTGCGAGTTCATCTCGTGGTCGGTGACCGCCGGCAAGTTCCTGGTCAAACTGGATGCGTCGGCAGTGCCCTACACGCTGCAGTTCGAGAACTGCCTCTTCAACAATCTCAACTCGAACAACGGCGCGAGCGGCACGGCGTTGAGCAACGCGATCAGCGATGCGGCCACGCCGATGCATCACATCATCTTGCGCGGCGACTGCCCGCTGGTAGGCGTCACCGGTTGGGCTGATACCGTGACGTATGTCTACGGCGCGGCCCCGGCGCCCGCTGCTGGTTACGGCGTATCGGTCAACCCAACCACCTAGCGACGTTCGGTCAACCCAACCATCTGAGAGGAGTAAGCAACTATGCCTTTTGCAAGTGGCTATGTGGAAATCCCCCTCGTCGGCGCGGCGCTGTTCGCCGGCGGCGAGATCGGTTCACTGCTCAACCCGGAGGGCGTGCCGCTGATCATCACGGATGTCAAGCTCTACGTTGACACCCCATCGACCGGCGGCGCCAATCTGAATGCAGGCATCGCCGCCAATTCGACGACCAGCGACACGGACCTGATCAACGCGCTGGCGATCAACGGCGCCATCACCGGCAAGGCGTATCACGGGATGACGGCGCTGGCCGCCAAGGGCGAAGCGCAGGTCTGGGGCGCGACCGAGTACATCACAGCGACTGGCTCGGCCGATAGCAGTGGTTTCGCCGGGTCGCTGTTCGTGCACTACATCAGGACCGCTTGAGGCCGAGATGAGCGCGACGGCAACGCAGATCGCTGAAGTGCGGCGCATGGTGGCTGAGCTGACGACCACCACCTACAGCGATGCGACGATCACCGCATTCATCGAGCGCTTCCCGCTGCTCGACGAACGCGGTGAGACGCCGTATACCTGGCTGCTCGCCGAACCGCCGACGCAGCAGGCCAATCCGCTGTGGATCGCGACCTATGATCTGCACGCGGCCGCGGCGGAGATCTGGACGGAGAAGGCGGCCACTGTGGCCGCCAACTTCGACTTCACAGCCGACGGCGCATCCTTCCACCGCTCGCAGGCGCACACGATGGCCATGCAGATGGCGCGCTACCATGCGGCCCGGCGTAAGCCCAAGCCGCTGTGGAGTCACGTCTGGCCGAAGGAAAGCAACCTGGAGCCGTACCCGGGCAATGCGCCGGAGATGGACAACGGGTAATCGTTTCTTAGCGAGCGTGCCATGCTGACTGCCGCCGACCTGACCGCCATCCGCAGCGCCGCCAACGCCTCACTGGTCGATACGTGCCTGATCAAACGCGCCACATCGACCAGTGACGGTGTCGGCGGCTATACCAGCACGTGGACGACGACAGCGACGGTGGCCTGTCGGGTGGCGCCGGCGCGTAGCCCAGCCGAGCTGCACCTGGCCGAACGCGTGGCGGCAGTGCAGGGCTGGACAATCACGCTGCCATACAACACTGATGTGCTGCCGACGGATCGGCTCATGGTGGGCTCGCGCACGTTCGAGGTGATCGGCCGGCTGGCCGCTGAGACCTACGAAACGGCGCGGCGCGTGGTCTGCGTCGAGATCCTGTAAGGAGGGTGTATGGCGTGGGGTGATTGGTTCCGGCAGATGGTCCAGGGCAACCCGCTGCTCGCGCTGGTGATCGGCGCCGTGCTGTTGGTGTTCGTGGTGGGTTTCATCCTGCTACTGATCACGGCGCAAGGGCGCGATGCGTTGGCCCGACTGGGGTTGCGCATCGCCGACGCGTTGACGAGCTTCCTCGAACGCTGGTTGAATGATGATCATCAGCGCGCGCGCCACCTCGAGCGAGGCATGTGGTGAGCCCCGTCCTGAGCTACCGCAACGACTTTGGTCGCATCGGCGACGCCGCACTGCCTGCCGCGCGGCAGGTAGTCAAGGAAACGCTCTTGGCTGTTGAAGCGCATGTCAAAGTCGGCATGTCGGGGCCGAAATCAGGCGCACTATACGGAAACCATCAAGCATCGGCGCCGGGCGAGTCTCCGGCTATCGACACGGGCGCGCTGGTTAACTCGATTGGCACGGAAATGACCGGGCCGCTGCGGGGCATCGTCTACGAGGGGATGGAGTACGCCGCCTATCTGGAATATGGTACGGTGCACATGGCGGCGCGGCCGCACATGACGCCGGCGGTGGAGGCTGTGCGGTCGCGCTTTTTTGAGCGGATGCGCGCCATCTGCGGGGTAAGCGAGCGATGACGGCGGGTATTGAACACGTCGCGATTCAAGAGTTTCTCTTCGAGAAGCTGCGCGACGACAGCGCGGTCGCGGCGCTTGTGGCGGGCAGGGTCTACGCCGACAAAGCTCCGGCGGGGGCGGTTTTCCCGTTCGTGATCCTCATCGAGCAGGCAGCCAGCCCTGACGTGATGGGCGTCGGCGCGCGGCGCATCATGGCCGGCGGGCTATGGCAGGTCAAGGGCGTCGTGCAGGCGGAGAGTTTCGGCGGCACACTGGCATCGCTGGCCGCAGCCATCGACGCGGCGCTGCACGGTAAGGCGGGGACAGTGGACAATGGCGTAGTGCTCGCCTGCACCCGCGAATCGACTTTCCGGTTGGCCGAGACTGGGCCAGCGGGCGAACCATACCGGCATCTGGGCGGCTTATACCGGGTGCTGGCGCAATAGGAGGTTGCTGTGGCTGAGAATCTAACCATCGCACAAGGCGTCCAGATCGGCAAGGAAACCACGTCCGGCACTGGCGTAGCGGCGAGCAAGTATCTGACCTCAATCGACATCCAGCCGTCGCCCAAAGCGTCGGCCAAGTCCTTCCGGCCCATCGGTCGGAAGTTCGCCACGCTGGCGGCGGTGTCCGGCAAGGACTGGACGCAGGCCAAGATCGTGTCTGAGCAGTTGACCTACGGCGAGTTGCCGTATCTGTTGTGTTCGGCGATCAAGTCGGTTACGCCTTCGAGCGATACGACACTCGGCAAGCTGTGGACATTGGCGTCCAGCTTGTCTGCCGAGGACACGCCGAACACCTTCACGGTTGAGGTTGGTTCAGCGACGCGCGCCGGCAAGTTCACCTACGGCCTCGTGACCGATCTCGGCTTCACCTTCGCCCGCGAGGATGTCAAGGTGGATGGCACGATGCTCGGTCAGCAGTGGCAGGACGCCATCACCATGACCAGCACACCGACGGCCGCCGACACTGCGCCTGTGCCGATCCTGGGTTCGCAAGTATCGCTCTACATCGGCACGTCCTGGGCGAACCTGGACGCTGCCAGCGCGCTAACGCGCGGCTTCGCGTTCTCGTGGAACATGAGCGAGCACTGGTCGCCGATCTGGGCCGCCAACGCCGCGGCCGCGTCCTTCGCGGGGCACGCCGAGCGTGCGCCGAAGGTCGAAGCCAAGCTGACGCTCATGTCGGACGCGACCGGCATGGGCCTGTTGACGAAGCTGCGCGCCGGTGAGGCGCTGTGGATTCGGGCGGCCGCAGTCGGCGCGGAGATCGAAAGCGGCAAGCCCTATTTGTTCCAGCTCGACGGCTGCTATAGCGTCGTCAACATGGGCGACTTCGGCGACGAGGAAGGCGTGCGCGTCAACCAGTGGACGCTTGAACCGGTCTATGACGCAACGGCGGCGAAGACGTTGGAGTTCAAAGTCAGGAATAAACTGGCCGCCCTGTAGCCCCAAACAGATTCCATTGCGCCGCTAAGGCATTCTTAGCGGCGCAAATCTATGCGCCTGGCGCTTCTATCATGTTCAGGAGAGCAAACACGTGTCTGTACGTTTCGATCAGCTTGTGGAGAATCGCGGCACGGTGAAGGTGCCGGTCAGTGCTGGTGAGGTCATCGTCAAGTATGCGCCGGCGGCGGTAACGCCCGCGCTGATGACGGCGATCATCGAATCGGAGAACCCGGTTGAGACGTTCCTGACGGCGGCGGTGCGGTCATGGGACGTGCTGGACGACGACGGCCACGAGTGGCCGATCACGCGTCAGGTCGAGCGGACGAGTGACGAGGGCGTGGTCTACATCGAAACGGTGAGCAATCTCGACCGCTTGCCGCTGGCGTTTCTGCGGGCGGTGCAGTCGGCGATCCTGGAGGACATGCGCCCAAAAGAGAAGAAGGGCGCGAGCTGACGCTGTTCTTCGCGACGAACGGCGACATGGGGAGCGTCCCTTCCTGGTACTCGTTGATTGCGGCGGCGCGCTACCTGGGCGTAGCGCCGTGGGACCTGGCGGCGCAGCCGATTGCGTGGCAGGAAATGGCACTGATGGCGCACCGGGCTGAGCAGTCAGCGGGCGCGTTGGAGGTCTGAGTTGGCAGTCAAAGCGGCTGAGCTGTACGCGGAGATCGGCGCAAACGTCACCGGCTTTCGGGCTGGCACGCAAGAGGCGTCACGCGGCATGTCCGCGTTGCGCAGCCAGGTCGAGAACGACACGCGGGCCGTATCCAGCTTCTTCGCCGACATGGTCAAGTTCGAGGTCGTCAAGCAGGCGTTCAGCGGCCTCGTTTCGCTGATCCGTGGCGTCGGCAGCGAGGCGCTGAGCGCGGTGTCGGCGCTCGAAGCCCTGACGTTCTCGGCCAACACCATGATCGCCGTCGAGCTGAAGAACGCCGATGCGACGCAGGATATGGCGCAGGCGCTCGCAATGGCGCGCGAGCCGGCCGCAGCGCTCGTGCAGTGGATGCAGGATCTGGCGCGCTTCTCGCCGCTCACGACCGAGTCGGTCGCCTCGATGGTGCAGCTCGTCCAGACGGCGGGCTTCTCGACGGCGGAGGTCAAGCGACTGACGACGGCGCTGGTCGATTTCACGTCTGCGACGGGCCGCGGCGGTGAAACGGGTAAACGGATTGCTCTTTCGCTGTCGCAGATGGCCGCGGCGGGCAAGGTCACCGGCATGGAGCTGCGCGAGCTCGCCAACGCCGGGATGCCTGCGCTGCGCGTGCTGGCGAGCGGCTTCGGCGTCACCGAAGCCGCGATGAAGGGGATGATCGAGGACGGGGCGGTTCCCGCGGGCAAGGCGCTCGAAGTGCTCACGTCCTGGATGGAAAACAACTTCGCCGGCACGGCCAAGCGCATGACCGAGACGTGGGCGGGCATGACCTCGTCGCTCTCGGACATCAAGACCCAAGATCTGCAAGCGCTGTTCGGCGGCATCTTCGGGGCCGTCCAGCCGGAGATCGCCAAGGCCGTCAACCTGCTCGGCTCGGCTGAGTTCAAGACCGCTCTCAAACAGGCCGGCGACGAGATCGGCGCGGCGCTGTCTTCGGGTATTCGGCAGTTCAAGGAGCAGCTCGCGACGCTCGACGACCTGGGCGTCTTCGACGGCCTCAAGGAAGCCTGGGCGCAACTGACGGCTGGCTCCGAAGGGGCCACGGCTGCGAGCGTCGTGCGGGACATTGTGACAGCGCTCGGCATGGCTGCGGTCGGCACGCGCACTTTGGGCGATCTGACCGGAGCGGTGTTCTCCTACATGGGAGAGGCGGCACAACGCTTCGCGGCGAATGCTGTGCAGCAGTTCCAATATCTGCTCAAGGCTGGCATCGAGCTACTACGTATCTTCGACATGATCGGGCAGGTGTTCGGCACGCTCGCCAAGCTTAACCCGACTAACCCGGCTCAGCTTATGGCGGGCCTGAATGAGCTTGGTGGGTTGCGCGGCAAGATCGACGCGATCAACGAATCATGGGGTGATTTGACCGGCGTCATCGCCGAAAGCACCGCGACCGCGGACACCTATCGCGCCCGCGAGGCCAACGAGTTGCAGGCGCAGGGCCTCAAATTGCAAAGCATCATGGAGCGCAAGGAGCGCGAGATTGCGGCGATTCAGGAAGTCGATAAGGCATACGAGGATGCCGAAAAGCGCCGCGAGAACCGCAAGCTCGTCCTCGCTGCCGAAGATCCTGACGTTGACCGGCTGCGCGCCAGCGACCGCAAAGTCGTGCAGGACATCAAAGAGGGGCTGCAAACCTCGGAGATACTGAACGCGAACACGTGGGGTAAGAACGGTGCGGTCGCGGGCGACAAAGCAGGTGAGGCATTCGCTAAGAAGGCGGCGGGCATTCTCGAAAGCGCCATCGACGCGATCCGCAACCCGATTCAGTCGGCGATCAACGACGCCAAGAAGCTGATCCCTGGCTACAAGGAACCGGGCGCGCCTGGCACGAACCAGTGGGCGGAAGACATTTACCGCATCATCGACGTGGCGCAGAATCTCGGGACCCCACACGAGGGCCAAGACACCCGCAAGTGGTATCAGAAATTCTATGACGGCATGGGCTTCGATGAGGCGCGCAATCTGGCGAAGGGGACGCAAGACGCCTTTATCGCGGGTGACCTGATGGCCCCCAATGTGCGGCAGTACCTGGACGACGCCAAGCTGCGCGCTTTGCTACAGCAGAACGCCAAAGGCGGCGGCAGCATTGACGAGTACGCGCGCATGATCGGCACTGACTCGGCGACGTTGGCCGCGGTGCTCAAATCAGGCGGCAAAGCCTCGGATGCCGAAATCGCCGCTCTGACCAAAGGCGGGCTGCCTGCGGCGGCGAAGAAGTCCGACGCGGCGGTGGTGACCGCTGCGGCAAAGGGCGGGGCCGACGTGGGCTTGCCCGCGCCGAAGGAAGCCATTAAGGGCTTGTTGGACGACTTCGACAAAGAGATCGTCGCCGCGGCTGAGGCCACGAAGGGCAAGGGCGCGGCGTTCTGGAAGACGTTCGAGGACGGCTTGCTTGACGCGGCGAACAACAGCGGGGCGCTGTGGAACGCGGTCAAAGCGATGGTCACGATTGCGTTGGCGAAACAGATTCCGGCATAAAACTGTAGCGCTAAGAAGGTGTTAGGTGGCCGATTTTCAGTATAAACCGTCGTCTTCCTGGGTCGATATTCCGACGCGAGCCTGTCCAGAGGCGGGTGAGGGCGGGGTGCTCGTGGTCTACCCGCGCGCCGAATCCCGTACCGGCCTGGGCGTGCCCTGCGGCGCGTTCGGGTCGCCCTGGATCGAGATTCGCGCCAACAAGATGTACGAGGGCGCGTCAGACGCCGATGGGATGCGCTTCTGGCAAAGCCTGTTTGCATCGTCGACGGCGCTGACGGTCAGCATCAAGATCGCGGCCTACAACCCGCGCGCGCGGGCCTGGGAGAAGTACAGCGGCACGCTCGAAAGACCGCAACACGACGCGCCGGTCGATGATAACAGCGGATCGGGCCGCATCTACCCGGCAGTGCTGATGCGCGTCTCCGGCCTCACGGCAACCACATGACACTGACCGCCCAACAACTCGCCGAACTACGTGCCGGCCACATCGCGGCGGAGTGGCGTTATTTCTCCGGCCCCACGTTCAAATCGCTCGTGCAGGCCGGCGTCACGTCGTCCCTCTCAAGCTGGACGGCTCCCGACACCAGCAAGCCCGGCACGTGGACGGAGATCACCGATTACGTTTACCTGAACGGTGCATTAAATCGGCGGCAGGAAGGCAACGGGTTGACCTGGGAAGCCAGTCTGAGCGGCCACAGCTACGACCGCGCTACGTTGGGCGTCGGCCTGGCCGTGGCGTGCTGGATCCGGCGTTGGG